ATTATATAAACCATAATTTAACAAAGTTGGTTTGGTGGGGTGTTGCATTTTTCTTGTCATTTTGTTGCACTTCCTATTGACAAAACACATGTATAATAATATTATAATAATAAATGATGTATTGGAGGATTATATGGAAATAATATTTATGATTACTTTTTTAATAACTGTTGCTTGGATTGTATTATTGTTAAAATTAATAAACATGGATAAAGAAAAAGCAAAAAGAATAAAAGAAGAAGGAATACTTTATGAATCCCATTTAATCCATTTAGGTGGACACCCTTATTTATCACAAGAAGAACCAATATTATTGCAAATACGCAATAATAATACAGTACGGTTTTACAAAGAAAACACTAATACTGGTGGAGAAATTCCAATCAATCAAATCACACGTTATGAAATAAAAACTGAATCTGAAATACAAAAAGATGTTACTCTAACTAGACTATTAGCATTAGGCATTTTTGCTTTTGGTTTGAAAAAGAAAACTGAAATTAATAATAGTTATCTTATCTTATCCTATGTGCAAAATAATGTACCAATTGACTGCATATTTAAAAATACTGTTAACAATCAACAATTAGGTAACATTATTAGTACGCTCAATCGGTTAAAAATTGAACAAAATAGTGTACAAAATAATTAAAGGGATACAAAAAATTTGTATCCCTAAATGAATCGTTCACCCCTTTGACATAATTTCAGGATTAATGTATTGTTCCCCGAAAATATATACCCAACTTGCACCATCTGCTATATTATCTGCTGTTTCATCGGCAGGAAGTAACCTTATTTTGCGTTCTAACTGTGCAATTCTGTTCTGTATGCTTTCGGCAAAATCCATGATAGATATATCTTCATTTTTATAGTTCTTCATAAGGTTTGGATTATTAGCAATTGCTTCAAGTACACTTAAAACAGTAGAATATATCGCCCTTTTAGCGGTGTTTGACGTTGGGTCATAATCAGCACTAGGATTAGTAATACCGTTTTCCTGTGCAAGTATGCTTAATTCATTATCGGTAAAGGTAATATCCTGTAATTCAAGTTTAATTCTTTCAAGGTAAGTCATAGTAAATTCCTCCTGTACTTGTTTTTGACATAAAAAAAGTACCTTTATCCAAAAGGTCAAAATGTTCTCTTGAAAGGTACTTTAAATTTATAAATTAATTATTATTTGAAGTTATTTCATTGATTTTCTTATTAATAGCACATAATGCTTTAAGATAAAAATTAATTTTATCTTTTACATTATTACATTTTTTCTCAATCTCGTAATGGTTAATTTTATTCTGTTGCATAAGATAATTTTCATAAAAACAACCTTTTACGTAATTTTTATAATCTTGAATAATAGGATTTATTATACTTTCAAGTTCTCTTATTATTTCATTTTTAATTTCATTATAAATTTCTAAATCAATTTTGGCATTTTTAGCGGTATCTCTATTAAATACCAAAGAATTACTTGTTATTAATTCGCATTTTTCAATTATATCCATATAAATACACCCCACATTTGTATTTTAAAATCTGGTTTTTCAGATATTAAATAAAAGATATAGTGAATCAATTAACTAAAATAAACATATACATTTATTAATATCTTTTCCCCGCTTCCCATTTTTTTCCACACATTAAACAAGTAATTATAACTTTTCTGCTACCAATTAATCCTCCTAATAAACCAACGGGACCTAATAATAAACCTCCTGCTGCTGCTTTTCCAAGTCCGAAACCTTTATTACCTGCTGCAATTTGAGTTGAACCACACCTCGGACATTTTAATATTATATTATTAGAGGAAGTAGCAATATTTTTGGAATCACCAAATATAAAATCAGAAACATTTCCACAAAAACATCTTATTGGAGGATTTAATTTAAAACCTTCATTTGTAGAATTACAATATTCTCTCTTAATTTTTAATACTTTGTTACATTTCTCACATTCAGCATTTATATAATTACTATCTTCGCTAAAATATTTCATTTAAACCCCTCCCTTTAATCTACCTTATAATATACTTTTTTTATTATACCATACATTATAGTTGAATAATATCTATTATGAAAAATTTTTCAAACGGTGAGAAATAGGTTTGCTAGCGGCACAAAAATCAAAATGGGGTATCAAAATGTATGTTTAATTACATTTTTGTAAAACAATAGTCAATACTAATTTTTTAGAAGAAAAAATAAAGGTATTGCTGCGTAGTAATACCTTTAAAATTTTTTCTAATAATCGTTGAGTTTGGGTCTCTTACATTTTATATATTTAAAACTAAAGTTATTGTTTGCTATCTCAATCAAGACAATATCATTAACCGCTAAGTTTAAGCCTTCAACTGCATATATATTATGTATATTATCATTTATCTTGACTTTATAAGAACCATCTTGATTAGTTCCAATAATAACGCCAAATTCAGTTTTATTATATTTTGCTTCTCCAATTAATTTCTGGATGTATTTATTTAAAGATTTTACAAAATCAATTAAATTTGCTGTCATAACATCACCCGTATTGAATCATTAATTGATTTAGTTTTCTGAACATTTCAGAAGGATCATTTGCATGAATGTGTAAATTTTCAAAATGATAATGCGTTTCTTTCGTTTGAGGCTGTACTGTTTTCATTTCATTGTTGGAATTATACGGATTATATTTTGCAGGTACTATCATTTCACCCTTATGAATAAAAGCTAGCCCGTCATTAGGCACAAATGGCGTTCCTACGTCATAACTGGGTACAGTATATGTAGTGCTACTATTGCTAGACATTTTCGATTGACTTTGTTGCCAGAAAAGCAATTTGCTTTTAAGCCAGGAAACAGTATCGTTAACCCATGATTTTATGTTGTCCCATACTGATTTTAAGCCATTCCACATGCTGTTGAATATGTTAACTCCAATGTCATAAAACGATTTACCAAGATTGTTAAACCATTTGAAAAGATTATTAAAAGAATCTGAAAACCAACTAGTAATACTGCTCCAAATTAATTTTATGCCTTTCCACAACCCATTCATGATATTTTTGCCAAGTGTTGTGAAAGTATTGACTGCTATTGTAAGTATTAGTTTTATAGCATCTATAGCAATATTAAAAGTATTTTTTATCAAGTTCCAGAAATTTTGTGCAATGCTAACTAATGCTTTTCCCATTCCTTCCCAGTCGCCTTTTAACAACGCTGTGAAAAACTGGAATATGCCTTTTATGATGTTTAAAACTGATTCAATATTAGTTTTCAATGCTATAAAATATTTCTGAGCAAATGCAACTATATCAGCACCCCATTTATTCCAAAATGTTTTAATAGCATCAATAAAAATCTGAATAAACTGCTGTATTGAACCTAATGTTTCAGTTATTATTTGTTTAATATTACTAAAACTAGTATTAGTTGAAGATTCTGTTTGAGAAAAAGTCGCTATTATATTTTTTATTATTTGAATAAATGGATTCAATATATTTCCGATAAAATTGATTGCATTTTCAACGTAACCTACAATTACAGGCATGTTTGCAGTTACCCACTTTAAAATTTCATTTATTACAGGCATGAATTTTTCGCCCAATTCTTGCACTAATCCAGTAAACTGCTTTTTGGCTAATTCTATTTGAACATTTAAGTTATTATCAAATTCTGCGCTTGCTTTTGTTACCGTACCTGCTGCACTATCCATAGTCACAATGAAATCTTGTAGATTTTTCGTACCGTCTAAGGCATTAGCCATTGCCACGCCTGCTCTAGCTCCGAACAATTCAACTGCTTTTTGCGCTCTTTCTGTAGGGTCTTTTATTGATTGGATATCAGCTAAAAGTTTTCTAAATTCTTCAGGTGATTTTACTTGTTTAGCTGCATATGTGAAAGCTGTCATTGCTTGTCCTGCATCCAAGCCAGACGAAGCAAAAAGATTCATAATTCCGTTTGTTTCTTCGAAACTTAATCCTAGTGCTTTCGCAGCAGGAGCAACACCCTTTAAGGCTTCCTGAACCGCTACTAAATCTGTCCCGAATTCTTCGTTTGATTTTTTAAGCATGTCTAACGATTTTGCGGATTCTTCGGCTGTCAATCCCCAAGCATCGCTAATATCATCTATAGCTTGAACAACATCAGTATTTGCTTGCCCTGTTGTTTTTGCATAGTCCATGTATGCCTGTTGATACTTTTTAATCTCATCCGCAGTCAAACCCATGCTTTTCTTTAACTCTGCTGCTGTTGCTACTATATCTTCCATGCTGTCAGTATTAGTTTTATATAAATCCTGCGCTAATTTTCGTATTTCTTCTACATCTTGAGCGTTTGCGCCTGTAGAAGCTTTAAATTTGCTCATCTGCTCATCTAGATCAGCAGTTGCTTTAATTCCTGTTGCAATTGTTCCTGCGATAGCTGTACCAACTGCAGCAAGTCCACCTACAACAGATACCTTCAAAAAATCGGTTAAACCGCTCATTTTGCTTTTAAAACCTTCTGCTTTTTCTTCTGCTTCCTTCATGCCCTTAGAAAATTTTTCATCGTTCAACTCTATATTAAAACTATATGTCGCTAAATCAATAACTGACACATTACCCCTCCTTTCTTACAAGAGGTCTTATTCTTTCCCAATCTGGCTCTGTTTGCTTTAATCTTTCTGTTTTTCTTAGTTCTTCTGCGTATTCGGGATTTTGCATTAATTCAAACATTTTAAAATGCTTGAGCAAGGACAAAAATACTGCATAAGGAAGATTCATAATCTCAAAATAGCTCATTCCGCTTTGTTTTATAAGAAATGCAATATTAGCCATCATTTCAATTTCATTATTATTTTCATAAGAAACCCCCGAACCTTTTAATTTGATTCGAGGGAATTCGAGTTTGGGTCTTCCGCTATCTCCTTAACATGCTTCATCATTTCGCTTATAATGATTTTCAAGAATCTAATATCATCAAATCTCTCTTTAACAAAATCAATTGTAATATTTTTACTTTTGTCTAAACTCAATATATCAGTAACTATCTGCTGCATCTTTTCAAGTGCAACTGCTTCATCTTTGATTTTCTGAATATCTGCTGCATATTTCGATAACTTTATAACAAATTGAGTTGATATTTCCCCAGGAATGGTATAGCTTTCGCCCTGTGTATCCTTAAAAATAAGAGGGTCTTTCACTAATACAGATAAATCTATTATTTTACTCATTTGTTACATTCCTCCATTATTAAAATTTTAAAAGGGTAGAATATACTACCCTTAATCTGTAAACGTCTCAATGAATTCAACATAATTTCCGCTATCGTCTGCTAAAGCAACAAATTCATAATCAACAGTTAGAGGCTTTTCATCATCAAAAGTAAACGACAAATCTCCGTCGAATTGTGCCTTGTAGATGTTTACCGTCAATGAACCGCCTGTTTTCTTTTTGTGTACAAAACGCAAATAAATAATAGGAGCATCGTCTTTTATATTCAAAACGAATTTTTCTTTGCCAGTAGTTTCATCTTTAGTGAAAGTTGAACCCAGTAAGTATTTAGCAACATTTTTCATAACCCATGTCATTATACCAGTGCTAAAAGTGACTTCTTTGTCTACTACAAACTTTCTAATAAGCCCCCTATTTGCTGCTTTTACTTCTTTTTTCTCGGTTTTTATCTTAATTGAAGCACCTGATTCAATTGCACCTATATTAACAAGTGCTTCTTCTTCCTGCGTCGTAAGATTAGACAAATCTGCTATTTCGCTTGCTAATCCGATGTATAATTCACCCGAACCCAATATGATAGGCTCACTGGTCTGATAATTCATTGCCATGATAATCATCCTTTCCTATATTTTTATCAAAAAATACAATATTATTTCATAGTTTCCTGTTTCTGGATTTTTTGCCATACCGCCACCGTTCAATAATTTTGTGTTGCGTATTGTTGTATCATTATCTTTTATTATTATCTCATTTCTGGTATCATCGAGAAGTTCAATTAATTTTTGACGAATCGTTAAAAGCTTGTTTAAATCTTTGCCAATAATGTTAAATTCAATCTGATAATCTTTTATATAGCCACCGTTTAATTCTTTATATTTATAGATGATATAATTATCCGCATTTATTTCTTTTGGCTTTTCAATCAACCAAATAAATTGACCGCCAAGAAGATTAATTAATTCTGTATTTTCTATGAGATATTTCCTTATTACTTTCAAATCTATATCACTCCTTTTCCGGAGCTAAAACTTCCGCTATTTTCCTTTTTATGTTTTCTAAATTTTGGTCTACTGCTGGCTCTAAATATGGTTGATGCTTCTCAGCCCAATACGCATATTCTACATTAGAACCTATAGAACCTTTTGTTATATTTTCTTCTGTCTTAACGGCATGTGTAAGACTCCTTTTTAGCGTGCCTGTGAAAACAGGACAAAGTAACTTTGCGTCTGCTTCAACTATTAATAAGCTTTCTAAAACCGCTTTTTCTCTTGCTTTTTTGATTCTCTCTATTTCATTTTGAAACGGACTATTGCTCATATAACATCAACTCTATGTAGTCATCCCATTCTATTATTTTTTTGATAACAAATCTTTGATTATTATATCTCACATAGCCACCTATTTTTAAATCAAGATCTAAATCACAAAATACACGCTTTGTTACCTGTTCATTATAGCCGTAATCACGATATAACAAATCAGAAGAATACGGCTGCACATCACAATCTATAGTTTTTATGACTGTTTCTTGCCCAGGATGATAAATTCCGTAATCGTCTGTGTAACCTTCGGATATTCCTAAAACTTCAATTTGTTTATCATAAAACATATTCGCCCACCACCTTTATTTTAGGCTTAGGCAATATAGCTTTAATCGAATTCGGAATACCGTCAACAATAGATTGCGACCTTGAACCCTGCGTCATTGAAGTAATACCGATTTTATCTTTGTTTTTGTAAAAATAAATTGCTAAATCAACAATAGCGTTATTATATTCTTCGGGAATTATGTCTAAGCAAGAATAGTTTTTGACTGCCAGTATTGATTTTTCTATATAGAAATTCAATATAGTATCTTTATAATTATCTGTAATTCCTAATAATAATTTCATTAATTCAAGCATGTTTTATCCCTCCAACTTCTGGAGTTCAGCAATTATTTCCGCTTTCTTTTTCTCAGCAACATCTACACCCTTTGACATTGCATATCTTCGTAATTCTTGCCAGCCCATTTTTTCATATTTGTTTTCTACAACCGCATTATTTTTATCATCAAGGGTCTGCACTAACGCAAACCCCTGATGTATTAATTCATCTCTCTTAGCGGCTGTATCAACAATTTTTACTACATTCAATTTCTGTAAAACAAACATTGATACAACCTCCTGTTAATCATTAAGCTAATGCCTGCTTGATATTGACGAATATACCATTTAGTTTATTATGAGGGATGAACAAATCGTGATATTTCCTCAAATCAATCTTCCAAGCATGTGCTGTCTGATTGACAGAAGGGTCAAATATCCTAGGAGTATCAGTTTTAGAAACTGCTATTACTGCGTTCTGTGCGGAAATAATCCAGTTAATATCCTTTGCGCTTGCATCAGCCTCAAAACCGCCTGCTTCCTGTCTTAAAGTTGTACCATCTTTGAAAACATAAGCAGTTTTCATTCTAGAAGAAGGCACACGAACAACAGGAATACCATCAATGCTTTTTACTTTCATTGTTGCGTTACCCTGCACAAAATCAACTACTTCAAGTTTCTTTTCCATTTTATCAGCAGTATCAAGTATTCCAGCAATTGCCATATTCAAAGATATAACAAGAGGCACACCTTCTCCCACAATGTCATATACTGCATATATATCATTCATTAATCTTGTTAAAATATCGCTTGTGCTTGCAGTATATCCACCGCTTGCCCTATTGTTAGCTATTGCAAGAGAAGCAATTTTGCTGTACCTGTATGCGTCAACTTCGGGAATTACCTGCGAACGCTGGAATTCGCCTAAAACTGCGCCTGCTGTTGCAACAAAGTTAGTTTCGTCAACATCCATAGCATCAAGTGTAAATGTTCTGCCTCTGTCCATTGTCAAAGTGTGTGTTTCGTACGAAAGATTAACTGCACCTTTTACAAATCCGTTGCTTCTGTCATAATCAGCAAGCCCATCCATTATTACCTTAGGTATCTTAACTTCATTACCGCCATTATATTTAACCAAATTGGAATTAAGTTCCATCCATCCTGATGTTGCACCTGCAACCATTTGAGCATCAAGCTCTGTCTGAAAAACTTTTGCATATTCTATAGTATTTGCCATAAAATCACCTTGTCCTTTCTTGAAATTAATAGTTATTTAAAGCTTTTCTGAAAATTTCTTGAATAGATTTCTTATCTGTGTTTTGTGATATTGGAGGAATGTAAGAATTGTCTTTTATTTTTTCTTGAATTGCTTCTTGTAGATGTTTGTTAAAGATTTTTTCAAACTTTTCAAGATTTTTAATTGTGTTTTCTTCATCGTCTGCGATAAAATAATCGATTAAATCTGTCGGTAACTTCTTTTCAGTTGCTATTTTCAAAGCTTTGTTAGTCAATTCTTTTCTGATAGCTTCTGACTTTATTTTTTCAAGTTCTGCTTTGACTTTCTCAAGTTCAATATCCTTTTCAGATTTTTCAGGAAACCTCTTTTTGATTTCCTTTTCAATCTCTTTTTCAAGATTATTTTGTTTCCAGGTTTCTAATGCTTTTGAGAAGAATTTGTCATTGATTCTTGAAATGAATTTCTTTCCTTCTTCCTCTTCAATCCATTTTTCAACCTTCTCCTGCGTTACTTTGCCCAGTTCCGCAAGATAAGATTTTAATTCTTCATTCTCATTCATATTTGTTTCTATCCATGTTTTTACTTCGTTAAACTCCATAATTAACCCCTTTCCTGCCCTTATAGTTCATCAAGCCCTATAAGTGCAATTTATTTTTAAAAATATGATAAAAGCCTTAAACTTACGTCTAAAGCTCAATTAACGTTAACTAATGCCCTTGAATTTTGCCCATGTTTCGTAATCGAAATAATCAATTATCGGTTTTGTGCCTGTTTCATCTTTGATGTTTTCTCGCTTTCTTGTTGGATTCCAGTTTTCAACAACAGGTATAATACAGCTTCTACAGCCGACATGAGTATCTTCGGGAATTTTAGGCTCATCACCTAACTGGAAACGCTTGCCATCAAGGTTTTGACATATCTCAGATGTTTTCTCATCTAACGTTGCGTCAAACATTACTTCCTGCACAACTCCCGATTCTTCGTATATATCGCTTTGTGCCTGTGTGACACAACGGGCAACTTCGTTAAAAATAAGCCGTTTTGATTCATAAGCCGATACGCCAAAATCATTTTTTATTTGTCTTGCAAGCTTTTCAGGAGATTTTCCTTCAATCATAGCTCGCTCAACATCACGTTTTACCCTTGACACAAGCTTTTCTTTGTTGTTCCAGATTCTATCTGAAAACATCTCACCCTTAACCGGCGTTTTGACTGCCGCATTAATGAATTCGGGTCTTAGAATACTGAAATTAATTGATTTTTCAATGCCTTTTTCAACAAGAAATGCTGTTTTATAATAAGAATCCTTATAAACGTCAGAAAGAATGTTTGTTGTATGTTCTAAGTCAATATTGCCAAGCTCTTTTGCTTGCTCAATCAATTGTTTTTCAAGCTGTTTTAATACTGTATAACGCTGTTGCTTGCTTATTTTTAATTCCCCATCTTCGCTATATTCCATATAAATTTTTGCAATTTCAGCCCTCACATCATCTAAAGCCCTCTTATATGCCTGCAATATAGGTTTTATATTCTTTGTAGCGTGTTTTTCTGCTTCCTGCCTGATTTTTTGAATATCTTTTTTAATATCACTCATCTACAACAACCCCATCAAGGTTTATTCCTTCAAATAATTCCTTTTCTTTCATGAATTGCTCTAATTCAGCGTCAGGATTTTCAACAAAAGGTAATAATGATAATGCTGTTTTCTGAGATATAGTGTTTTGAAGTTGTGTTATTACCTGTGCTATTGCGGCCAAGTCTGAAGGCACATTTGGACTGAATTTCAATTTGATTGTCCTATAGTCATACTTTTGATTAGTCGTTAGCTCAATATACTCAAAAAATCTTTTTAGTCTTTGTTTTATAACAACTTCTAATTGACTCTGCATTAGTGAGCATTTGTTCTCAAGAGAAATAAGCCTGCTTCGCATAGCTAAAGATGAAGTATTTGACTGCATTTTCTCTTGATTGTTGATATGTGAAGCAATTTGATATATTTTTTCTTCGATTGTTGTGAGTAAATTCTGAATAAAGCTGTCATTCAGATTTTTAATCAGGAAATTAACACTTGCGCCTGCTGGCACTTGTATAACACCCGATTTTTTCATTTTTAATAAATCAGTTTCTTCTACTTCTGCGCCAATAATAGTAAAAAAGGCATTTCTAAAATCCGAACATTCGTTTACTAAGTCGGAAATAACGTTATTATAAGCATCGTTAAGAGATTTTATATCGTCTATTTCCGATTTTCTTTCTGCATTGCCCTGCATTATATTTACAGGCACACCTTTAAAAATATGGGTATTTTCGCCTATTAAGTTTAAATTATCGCTTTTTAATTCATAGTGTAATATCCTATCGGGCAAATACACATCAAGGAATTCTCTGTCGGTTACAAACTTTTTACTAAATAAATGCAAAGCTAAAAGTACATTTTTATCCGCTGTTTCATCCTCCAAAACATAGCAGTTAAGCGGATTTAATACTGTTGCCCTGAATTCTCCGTCTCTGTTTATGTATTCTAATTCATACGATTCCCCGAAAATTTGAGATTGTTTCAAAAGTTCCTGATCATGTACTTTTGACCAATGAGAAAAATTCAAATCAATAAGATGTATCAACTCAGTATCGTTCACAAAAGATATATAATTAACAGGATTAGCCAAAACATAGGATACTTCTTCCAGGATGAACCTTCTCGGAAAATTGACAACAACTTTCATATTGCTCCTTGCGTCTTGCATGGCATAGTTATATAAAATATCATGTTCGCCGTTGAAATATCGCTCATATACTTTATATTTAGCCTGCCTGTTTCTCAACTCATACAGGCAATCTTTTATTATTTTTTCATCTATCAATATATCACCTTCATTCTTTGCATATTCTTACATTACCGCCAAAATAAGTATTACAAAGCTTTATATAAGCTTCTGGACACCGCCAGAAAAGATAATCAGCAATTGTTATTATGCTTTCATAAGTTCTATCTTGAATTAACATTTATTACCTCCCAAAAAGCAAACTTCTATCAAAAAACTTCAAAGGTTTTATTACTTTTATTTCATCAATCCTTGCATCAAGCATTTCTAAAGCATCAGCAGCATCATCATGTCCTACTTTTGAACCTCTATATTCAAGTATTTGATTATAAAAGTCTTCATCTTCCTCGCAAAAGATAATAAAGCCATTATTGACTTTTCCTGCAATAGCCCTAATACGATTTTCTTTATTTCTTAGCTGCCTTTCTTCAACAATAACAATATTCCTATACTTTAACATTGAATCTTCATCAACCAATTTTTGCAACTCTGCTGCAAATCTGCCTTGAAATGTGTTTCTTTCGATTATGACATGAGTAATTTCAGGATATTGTTTTAGCAATTCAAAAACTGTTTTTACTGATTCATCGAATTCTTTTTTGTATATCATGCCTTTTCTAATATATCTATGTCCGCTTAATCCTCTGCTGCCTATACAAACCGCCGTATAATCGTTATTTTCGCCTGTCTCTACTGCACAATCAACAGTCATCATAGTCCTGTCAAATTCAATTTTTTCCATTTCCATCCTGGGAATTGTTTTGACGTTGAAGAAACATCTTGAACCGCTTGAATTTTCTGCAATATTCATCATTTCTTGCTTAAAAGCATAAGGATTATTGAAATAGCTGATAGCTAAAGATAAGCAGTCCCATTTATCAGGCCACAAAACAGGAAATTGCATTTTGTCGATATTGTCATAATAATAATTCTTTGCATCTATTTCAGCATATTGATTTTTGTTATCAAAATATATTTCTTTGAATTTAGTCCAGTATTCATCACTAAACAAAGCATCTATATCATTAACAAGAATAGCACGCTTGATAATGCTTTTAAAACTCTTTTCTTTTAACAATCTTGAAATAAAACAATCCGGAGCTAAAACAGTCCCACAAACCAGAAATTTTGTTGCCGATTTTATAACTTTTCCGTCTCTTACAATCGCTTCATCACCAGCAAAGAGTATATCTTTTGTAAAAGTATCCCATTTCTTTTGCTTTGCTTCGTCAGTCACTATATCGTTAAGCCCCTGCGTATCGTCTAATATAATCCTATCAGGTCTCTTGCCTAAATGCTTCCTGCCTCTTATACTTGATGTGCTTGACAAAGCAAGTATTTTACAGTTGTTTGTTAAATGCAGTTCATTCTTATTTACTGTGAAATTCTTTGTATCAATTAACTTTCCGAATGTATAGAGAATCAATTCATTTTCTTCAAGTTGCTTTCGCACATCAAAAATAAAGTTTTGAGCATCCGCTTCAGTTTTACCCATAACAATCTGAAAAAATCCTTTTCCATAAACTGCCTGATGAATAACTGTTGCAAGTGTTACTATTGTACTTTTCGCAAATCCCCTAGGTAAACATAAAACTAATCTATCAAATTCATCCTTGATTAAGCATCTTTCTAATAAATCCCAAACTTCAAAATGCGTTTCTGATAATTGTCTGGCTTGATTATTTGGCTTCGATACAAATATATCCTGAAGCCACATCATGCAGAAATATTCAAGTGATTTTTGCCCTAGCCACCAAGCTAGGCCGCCATAATCGAATAATGTATTCTTATTTTTTTTAATCAAAGCTAATGCCTTTTCTTTAGCTTGCTGCTCACTTATTTGTTTTTCTTCAGTAAGATATTTTTGCAAATATTTATATAAAAGCTGTTTGTTTTCTATTGTGTTTATGACATCTTGCATAGTTCCTCCTTCCGCTGAAAATGGGCATAAAAAAAGACCTTACTAAGAAGGTCATAAAATAACTATACTACATAAATTAGTAGAATAACAATTATTTACAATTCATCATCAATATCAGGATACCATCTAAATATTGATGGCTTAGTAGAATTATATATATCATTTATATCTACATTTAATATATCTGGTTCGTCATAATTAGTCCAACTATAATAACGTCTTGTTTGTAAATCAATTTTTAAATTTGGGTATTTATACCACGAATCATAATAACCACCATAGAACTTTTTATTTGGCATTGCAGAAATAACCGCTTTCGCTAAATTCTCTTGATGGTTTTTTAACTCTTGTCGTAATTGATTTTTTTGTTTATCAGTATATTTTATGCTAGTCATAGCGCCTTCAAAAAAATCGTATTCATATCCAATTTGAATCCAATAATCGTACTCTATAAATGATCGAGTGTTTTCTACAATATTAAAAGTAAACTTAGTAGTACCTATACATGTTTTTAGTTCTGAATAATTGGTTTCTAAAAATGTTTTTAACTCTGAAAGTGAACTAATATTTCTATTGCTAGTAGTTAATGTAGACGTAGGAGTTGATACTGGATCAGATGTAGATGTTGGTGCAATAGAAAAAAATAATTTATTGCCATTAGATTCTAAATCTAATGCCACAACAGGTTTCTCATCAGAATTATCAACAATAAAAACTTTATATCCTTCGTATTCAACATTACTAGTTATTTCGTTTTCAAAGCTTGGCTTTATACCTCTTATCCAACGAAAATCATTATCATATTTTATACCTTTACTATTATATTCATCAAAATTTAATAAATATAAATTAAAACTATTTGCATTACTTATATTTTTAATTTTAATCTTAAATTTAGCTAAAACATATTTTTTCCCATCTGGAGCTGCCTCATTGTACTTATCAGCAGACTTTATTATATTCCATGCTTCATTGCCAGATATAACTTCAGTTAATCCTATATTAAATTCAATCGTACCAGAATATCC